AATGCATTCTTTGGTAATGGAAGAAAAACAAATCAAAAAGAAGTCATAGATGTCTCTAGCACAGATACAGAATAAAAAGAGCATCACGCTTGATTTTAAACCTCATGCTTCCCAAGAAGAGATAGCAGCAGCCAGTCTAAAACATCGCTTCCTAGTTATACGGGCAGGTAGGCGGTTCGGTAAAAGTGCTATTGCCCTTAATATCGTGCTTAGAGAGGCTCTATACAACCCAGGGAGGTATTGGATAATAGCCCCTGAGTATACCCAAGCTAAATCAATCTATTGGCGAGACCTTGTAGCTGAGTATGTGCCTAAAGGTTTGATTATTAAGAAGAATGACAACGAACTTATCCTAGAGCTGATGTCAGCTATCCCAGGCAAGACAAGTATCATTGAGTTTAAAGGTAGTGACCGTGAAGATAAGCTACGTGGGGCAGGTCTTAAGGGTGTTATCTTAGATGAATATGCTTTCCAGAAGGAATATGTCTGGGATAAGATTGTTAGCCCGATGCTCACCCAGACAAATGGTTGGGCTATTTTTATTACAACCCCTAATGGTGTCGCTAACCATTTTAAGAAGTTCTGGGACACCGCAGTATCCCGTGAAGCCGATGGCGATACCGATTGGAAGACCTTCCACTTCACAAGCTATGACAACCCGACAATTAAACGGGAGAACCTCGACAAAGAGCGAGAACGTCTGACTGAGGAGTTCTTTACCCAGGAATACATGGCTGAGTTCGCCAAGTTCGCAGGGCTGATCTACACAGGCTTTGACGACAAGGTACATGTCCAGGATTTTGAGGTTGATGAGAATTGGTCGTTCTACCGATCTATCGACTTCGGTGCCACCGACCCCAATGCCGTTCTATTTATCGGGGTAGACAAAGATGACACTATTCACATCTTCGATGAGCTGTATATTAACGAGATCTATACATCCGAACTGGCCGAGCTAATTAAGCAGAAATCTGCCCATCGTTACTTCGTGGCTACTTACGCAGATTCAGCAGCCAAGCAAACTATCATGGATCTTGGTAGCTACGGTGTTTATTCAACGCCAGTTAAAAAGAACACTGGTGAAGGCAACAGACAGTGGATAATTGCTGGTATTAACCAAGTACACCAACGCCTTAAAGAGAACAAGATAGTCATACACCCACGCTGTAAAGCTGTTATCAAGGAGTTTATGAGCTACTCGTGGCGTAAAGACCGTCTGGGCGATGCTGTGAACATCCCAGAAGACAAAAACAACCACACACTTGACTCCCTCCGCTACTTCTTCGCTATGTACAAAGGTATGGCTGATGAGGAACAGACCATGAATTACCTCAACAAAGGGTTGGTTGATCCAGTTACAGGATATTAAAGGTGTGATATTATAAACTTGGAGAATTAGGAATATAAAAATGGCAAAAAACACACAGAAACAGACACTGGAACTCGTCAACGACAGGTTCGAGCGAGCTCGTTCATACCGAGTAGTTTCACAAGATCCAATATGGGAACGATCCTACAAGAACTGGAAGGGTCAACTAGACAAATCACAGTACCCATGGCGATCAAAACTGTTCGTACCATGGTCTTTCACCGTTGTCGAGACAATTATACCGAAGGTTTTTGCAAGAGACCCTAAGTGGCGAGCTATCTCACGCTCCCCCGACTTCCCTGCTGACGGCCCACGGGTTGTACAAGACCTATTAAGCTACCAATGGGGACGTATGGGCATGAGAATGAAGATGTACGATTACATCAAAGACTCACTCATGTACTCTAAGGCGTTTGCAAAGGTTAGTTGGAACTTTAAGACTAAAACCAAGACAACTATGGAACCTATCGTCGGTGAAGATGATAAGATCACCTTTAAAAAGACCGTAAAGAGCGAAATTGAATACGATGATCCTATTGTGGACATCGTAGATCCGATGGATCTTTACATAGACCCAGATGCTACTAGCTGTGGCTTCGGCGGTAACGCAAAATACATGATCCACCGCAAGACAGTGCCTCTAGCCGAACTAAAAGACAACCCCAACTACCAGAATGTAGATAAGGTTGCACTAGGCGACGCTGATACTTACATGGACAAGCAGGTTCGCTTGAGAGATGCCGTTCCACAGAAAGACAAACAAAAGGAGTTAGTAGAAATATTTGAATACTGGGAACAGGATCGACTCATTGTCATCGCTAATCGTGGCGTAGTGCTTCGAGACACCCCCAACCCATATACTCACAAAGAAATACCTTTCGTAGAGCTTGACGACTACCGAGATCCACACGCTCTATACGGACAATCAGAACTATCTGTCATTGATCCACTACAACGTGAGATAAATTCGATCCGTAACCAACGTCGTGACTACGATAACCTTGCCCTTAACCCAGTTATCAGGATGATCCCTGGTACACTCCGTAACCCTAACTCTGCTGTTATGGCACCAGGTAGTGTATGGATGGTATCTGATCTAAACAGCATGGATGTTCTGTCTCTACCACAGCTACAGGGTAGTGCAACGCAGATTGAGCAACAGACTGCTGCCGATATTAAGATGTCAGTAGCGATTGACGAAATTGGTATTGGTTTACTACCTGAAGGTGGCCGACGATCCGCTACAGAGGTAGTAACAGCACAGAGCATGGCTGGCAAACGCTTCGCTATTAAGATTGCTCTACTAGAAGAGGCTGTTAAGAAGATCGGACAGCTAGTGTTCGCCCTTAACCAGCAATTCCTAGACCAAGAACGCATGATCCAGATAGTTGGCGAACGTGGTGCTACTGAATGGGTACAACTTGACCCTAGCGACATACGTGGTAGCTACTTTATCGACATCGAGACTGGTTCAATGCTACCAAAAGACGAAATAGCAGCCCGACAAGAGGCCGTACAGCTACTACAGTACATAACACCGATTATTGGCCCAGTTATCCAGACGAACCCAGCAGTTATACTGCCAGTTATCCGCATGGTACTTGATACCTTCGAGCTACCAGGTAAACAAGAGATACTAGACGAGCTTAATTCAGCCCTACAAGGTGCCAAGAAGGCTCAAGAAGAGCAGTTAATGGCACAGAACGCTCAAGCCGAGGCACAGGCTATATCTGCCTTGCAAGGCTCACAGGGCGGTCAAGTACCACCACAAGAAGAGACTATGAACCCCGAAGTTGCCCCACCAGAAGATATGCAGGGTGCACGTGCCGACCAAGAACTTGCTATGTTAATGGGAAACCAATAAAATGAAAAAAGGAGAATGTATGAAAAAAGTAAAAGGTTACATACCAACAGGAAAAGCATCAGCAACCACACCTAAAGAGGTTATGGGTTCACAGGGCGTATCAGCTAAAGTTGCTACAACACCTGCCAAAAAAGGTGCTAACAAAGCTAAAAAGTTTCCAGCATAGTAATTAACGAACGGGGGATGTATGGACAACGAAGAACAGAAATTGCTCGTTGAGCAAGAAGTTAAGAGCTACCAAAAACTTGAAAAGATAAATCAATCACCCGAGTTTCAGGACTTCTTTGCATTACAGGTAGATACAGCCGTGCAGAAGATCATGCAATTAGTAGCTGGCAACGGCCCTAAAGACTGGGACGAGTTTTGTAAGGTTAGAGGCGAGATAATTGGTATACTCTACCCAATACAGCAAGTACGTGGCTCCAAGACGATCATCAAGCAGTTAACCGAGCAGATCAACACCTACTACAATACACAGCCAGAATAGTTGACATAACTCAAGCAATAGCATTAAATTAAGTTACACATGAACGACGAAACCCAAACTACTGGGACAGAAGCCCCCGTCATAACGGACACGGCTACTACCCAATCAAGTGAGGCCGACGTACAGGTAACAAGTGAGGCTCCCGAAGCAGCTCAGAGCACAGAGGAAACAAGCTCAGAGGTAATAGCAGAGGACACAGCCACAGAGGAACGCCTTTACGCTGGCAAATACAAAAGTGCGGAAGACATGGAGAAGGCCTACAAGGAACTCCAATCTAAAGCAACTAGAGATGCCCAAGAAAAGGCAGAACTCGCAAGGATTCTCAACGAATCGTTTGCTACCCCCGAAACAGCTCAGGCTGCAACGGACACGGAAGGCTACGATGGATATGAAGAATCGCAAAACGTAGACCCACGATTAGATGCAATCGACAGAAAGACCACCGTCCAATCGTTTATCTTTACCCACCCAGATGCGGATGGTGAAGCTATGAACAAAGTGATGGCAGAGGATCCAATGATCGCAAATATCTCAGGCTACGAGGCTAGACTTGAATATGCCTACCTCAAGAGTAAAGCTTCGGCTTCAGCTAAAGAGGTTGCGGAAGTACGGAATAACACCGTTACTGAAACAAAGCAGAAGATTGTCGAAAAACAATCTGCTCAAGTAGAGACCACACGCCAAACTTCAGAACCTACTGACGAAAAAGCTGAACTTATGGGACGGATGCAAACTGGCAACCTGACCGAACGTGAAGCAGCTCGACGAGAGTACGTTAAAAGATTCATAGTTTAGCGTTCACTACTACCTAAAAAACTAAAAGGAAATTAAAATGGGACAAAGAATTATACGTTCAGACGAATCTGTTAAAGAAAGCGTATTGAACCTAATCACACAAATTGATCCAGTAGAAAACTACCTAGTAAGTAACCTACAGCGAACTATGGGCAACGATGAATTTCATCTTGTACCACGGGACACTCTTCGTACTCCAAGCCTAAAAGCTGGTGTTGAAGGTGGCGATCCTACTTACGACGGTAACGACCCTACACGTGGTCTTAACGTTATGCACATCGTTGATGTTGCTTACGACGTAACTGACTCTGAACAGGCTACTGACCGTTACGGCAGCCCTGAAGACCGAGTTGCTTACGAAACAGATAAAGCTTTGAAAGACTGGGCTAACTTCGCAGAAGTTGCACTTCTTCGCTCAACTATTATCTCTGGTACTGGTTCTACTGCTCGCCAAATGGCAGGTCTTAAGAGCTCACTAAGCATCACCACTACTTCTTCAGGTGTATCACTAAGCGAAACTCGTCTTAATGATTACATGGCGAATGTATGGGAAGCTGGTGCTAATATCGACCTTATCCTTGCCCCTATGGCACTTAAGCGACGTATTAGTGGCTTTACAGCTGGCGGTACTAAGTTCTACAACCAAGATGACAAGCGACTGGTTACACCAATCGAGATCTACGAATCTGACGCTTCTAGCAAGCCTATCAAATTAGTAGCTCACCGCTTCGTCAAGATGTCTGGTGATTCTGGTAACGATATTATCGGTATCGAGATGGATCACTTTGCAACAGCTTGGCTTCGTGAACCAAAGGTACGACCACTTGCTAAGACTGGTGACTCAGAACGTCGTCAGGTTATCGGTGAGTTTACCCTTGAGGTACGCAACCCTGAAGCTGGCTTCATTACAACTCAAGCGTTGTAGTAAACCAACTCAGACAGAGAGGGCTCCATTGTGGAGCTCTTTTTGTTATGGTATACTCCGCTTATGCAAACGGGGAACCAAAAACGAATAGTAACAAAGGGCAGCTCGCTCCCCGTGTGGGCTGTCCTTTATTGTTATTGGAGATAATATGGATAAAGAACAACAAATAATACGTGGCATAGGCAGCAAGACTGGTTCGGCCATGTGGGTAGAGATAGATGATCTAGTCAAACGTTGGGCACGACGTAACCCGTTTGGTGCTAACTGGAACATGACATTTAATCAGAACGTTAGAGACAACCTAACAGACAAACGCTTTGCTTCGTCTTACGATCAAGGCACAGGAATCACCACTAGAAACTCAATCTCTATTCACCCAGAGCTAATGAACTACATCGAGACCTTCTACCCTAAGTTCTTTGAGAGCAAGGACAATGTTAGACGTTTCGGTAACACCTACAAAATGTTCAAGATCGGAGACGCAGAACTATGACGTTAACACTGGCTATGATCTGCAAGAATGAACTAGCCAACCTCAAACGCTTGAAACCGTTAGTAGAAGATTACATAGATGAGTGGATCGTAGTTATGCCCCCAGAGGATCCAGCGATTGACTGGGCAGAAAAGAACGGCATTAAAGTTATTGTCAAAGACCACACTCAGGAAATAGAGCCTGAGATCCGTGAGCAGATGAAAGAATACAAGGTTAATATACCCGATGGCTACCGCATATTCCGCTTTGCCGACGCTCGCACTACTAGCTTCTCAGAGGCCACAGGAACGCACATACTTTGGTTAGATGCTGATGACCAACCTCACGGCATAGAACGTCTTAGAGAGCTTGTAGAAGGCTCACAGGCTGATATGTTTGAAGCAGTCTACGACTATGGTAAAGACTACGAGGGCAACAGCGTGTCCGATCACATACGAGAACGTGTTATTAAGAACAATGGCAAGTTTCACTGGCTTGGTTCAAAACTAGGACTAATACATGAGACTATCGTGCCACAAGACGGCTATGCACCATTCATACAGACTCTTGATGAAAAAGAGTTCTACGTCGAGCACCTATCTGATCATGTTGGCGAATCATCTGACCGTAACTTTGTTGCACTAGCTTACGAATACATCAAGACAGATGGTGAAGACCCACGCACAACCTATTACCTAGGAACAGAATACTTCAACCACAAGATGTACGATATGGCTATTAAGATCTTCCTAGAGTACGTCAAAGTTGGTGGTTGGGACGAAGAACGTTTCAGGGCGTGGATCCAGATCGGTGAAGCTTATCACCAACTGGGCGACCTAGAATCTGGCCGTAACGCCTACTTAAATGCTCAGAAAGAGCTACCGCACCGACCCGATTCGTACCTAAGTTTGGGTGAATCATACTTTGAGGATGGTGATTGGGCAAAGGCTATAGAATACTTCTTAACTGGTATGCAGAAGAAGCTACCCCAGACTAAGCACTCAGTCGATGTAACACGCTATACATTCCGACCAAGTGTTTTTATAGCACTATCTTACTTAGAGCTAGGCAAGCCAGCTGACGCTCATGGCTGGTACTTGCGAGCTAAGAAGCTTAACCCACGCCACCAGTGGATAGCCGAGAACGCTTCGCTATTTACAGAGGCTAAACAGCTTAATGACTACGTTCAGAGCTTCGTGAAACTAGGCCAGTTATCTAAACAGCTGTACCCTAAGACACTCGGCAAGATAGCCGATGCTATACCAGACGAGCTGATGAGTCAAGAGATCCTGCTCGATTTCCGTAGACGTTTCTCTACACCTAGAGTATGGCCAGACAACTCAATAGTTTACTTCTGTTCTAGTGTTATGGAAGATTGGGGGCCAGACAGCCTTACAACTGGCTGTGGTGGCTCAGAAGAAGCAGTTATACACTTAACTAAGCGTTGGGCAAAGCTTGGCTACGATGTCACAGTGTTTAATAACTGCCCTGTGGAAAAGACAGTTGACGGAGTTAAGTGGGTACGCTTCGAGAGGTTCAACCCAAGAGATATATTCAACATCATCATTAGTTGGAGATCTAACGCCTACCTAACACCAACAGTTGCTCGCAAGAAATTGATAGACATACACGATGTTCCAGATGCTACTTACTTCACTGAGGAAAGTCTCAAAAACGTTACTGTCATAGCTAAGAGCGAGTACCACCGTAGTTTGCTACCGAAGGTGGGGGATGACTTCTTCCAGCTCGTACCAAACGGTATAGATATGGATCAGTTCGCAGAGTTGCCTGAGAAAGAAAAGAACAACTTAGTTTGGACATCGAGTTATGACCGAGGCCTAGAGAATCTGCTAGAAATGTGGCCATCTGTTATCGAGCAAGTACCGAGTGCCACCCTAGACATAGCCTACGGTTTCAACCTGTTTGACAAGACACCATTCGGAAAGACTAGCCGAGGGCGAGACTGGAAAGCTAAG